TACTACTTATGTTGGTTTTAAGCCTCGTGATTAATGGTTTTCCTGATGTTTGAAATGGTATTAAGTTCCTTGATATAGGCATGTGAGGATTATTACAAATGGATAATAGGCACTGCTCAACAACAGAATATAACAGCTTTGCCTTTCGCCAGTGAGCTAATCCATCTTATTTTTGAACCTTTAGAGCTGCATCTTTTTTGTAAACACTAGACAACGAAAGAAACCTGCCTTTTGATTGAATCAAAAGGCAGGTTTCTTCTTTCATCTGAAGAAATTGCCCAATTTTATTACTCAAATAACTTAGATAGCGTCGTCAATAAAAATATGTTATAATAGTCTCCAAAGTAGTGGGAGGGCAGAAAAATGGCGGGAGAACAGCATCAACATGATATAGGCGACAGAGCGTGGGAGGAAATCAGGCCATACACAATAGGCGAAAAGGGGACACGCGGAGGCAATGCCCGAGATACACGACAGTTTATCAACGGTGTATTCTGGATCTTACGCACCGGAGCACCCTGGCGGGATTTGCCGGAAACGTATGGAAATTGGAAGAATGTACACCGCCGGTTCTGCCGGTGGCGCGACAAAGGAATCTGGGAAAAGATTCTGGAAGCCCTGGTAGATGACACCGACTTCGAGTGGCTGATGATCGACGCCAGTCATGTCAAAGTACATCCTGACGCTGCTGGCGCTCGAGGTGGAAATCAAGCCATGGGCCGTACAAAAGGGGGCTCAGCACCAAGATACATCTGGCCGTGGATGCGCATGGTATGCCGGTGCGATTCTTTGTCACTTCTGGTACCACAGCGGATTGCGCAATTGCAGCGCAGTTGATCGAGGGATTCCAAGCGGAATATCTTTTGGCTGATCGGGGCTATGATACCGATGCAATCCTTCTCAAAGCTGCTGACGAGGGGATGACGCCAGTCATCCCTCCAAAGAAAAACCGCAAAGAATTACGTGAATTCGATAAATATCTTTACAAACTTCGTCATCTCGTTGAGAACGCTTTTCTTCTTCTCAAACGTTGGCGCGGCATTGCTGCGCGCTGCGCTAAAAATGTCGCCTCCTTCGTCGCTGCTGTCCAAATTCGTTGTATTGCTATTTGGCTCCTCATTGATTGATGGCACTATCTAAGCAGTTACGTGAAAAATTGCCTCCGCGCATTAGCGCCGAGGAGAAGCTCGAAGCGGCTGGCGGCCAGGTCGTGCTCTTCACTGGGACGGAATTCACCGCAAGGGACAAGCTCGGTCAGTCCTACCGCTACCGCATGATCGGGACCGAGGTCACCCGCGACGGCCTGACCCGTTTGCTGAATCTGGACACCGGCTGCCCAACATACGTTGAGCCCGCCTGGTTTCGCGAGCGCAAGGTCCTCCAGAAGGAGCAGAGGCAAGACCTGCGTCTCCAAAATGGGGCTGAGGAATGTACCTACACCTGCTGGAACTGCGAAAAGCGCTATACCTGTGAGCGCTATGCGAGTTTATAGCTATGGACTTTGGATCGCTCTATGACGCCTTCCAGGCGATGGCGCGTCTGAGGTCCCAGGAGTAAACACCAAGGCCCCCTTGGTAAAACGCGGTACGGGAGACCGTGGAGCTCCTGGGGAGCTTCCTGGCTCGTCAGCCCTGTCAAACAGGCGCGCGGACCTCCCTAAAACGCGGCTTGACCGCCCAGGTCAAACCTGAGCGGTCAAGTCGAGGGCCAGCCAGAACCCATGCCACAAGACAATGATCTCATAGCTTTGGGTTCGACCAGCGATTTTAATGGTGGAGGTGGCGGGGGACCTGCCCATAGAACTGATGGTCGTCGACCCCTCCGCCTCCAGCTTCATCACCACAGTCAACCGGCACGGGATTTTTGCGGTGGCGAAGGCTGTAAACGACGTGCTGCCGGGAATCGCCACGGTTTCCTCCCTGCTGTCGGCTGGGCGGCTCAAAATCGGGTCCGCCTGTACAAACTGCATTTCGGAATTCGGCCTCTATGCCTGGGCTGCCGATAACGACGACGTTTTAAAAGAAGAAGTGGTCAAGGAGAACGACCACGCCATGGACGAAACACGCTACTTTTGCCACACGATTTTGCGAAATGAATTCGACTGGTTAAATTGGGGGTGAGCCGTTGAACCTGTTCCAAAGCATCATCGTAAAGATCGCGGAGCGGTTTGGGCTCCAGCTCCAGGATAAGCCGCTGTCTTTGGACGATTACACCCTCCGCGCCGGGGACGCGATTGACAAAAGGGGCAATGTGACCAACATATCCCTGACGGCGGTCATTGCCGGGAAGCTGGCGACGCTTTCTTTGCAGGACAGCGATATCGCGATAGAGGGTGTCAGCGCCCGCGCCCGCTTTATGCAATTGTTCCTAGATTACTACCTTGGCGGCCAAATGGACATAGCCGCTGAGGTAGCCCTCGGGACCGGGGACTGCATCATTTTACCCTACACCGACGGGAAAAGGCTGGGCGTGGACATCATCAAAAACAGCGACTTTGTTGTTTGCGAGTCCATAGGCAACGATATCCTGTCCTGCATCATGAAGCTTGGGGAAATCAAGGAAAACCAAGGCCCTGCGTATGAGCGGTTCCAACTTCAGATGGTGCGCCAGTCAGAGACCGTCGATGGAAAGATCGTGGACGCTCTGATCATCCGCAACATGGCTTTTCGAAACGGAAAGGAAATCCCTCTGACGGAGGTTCCCGCCTGGGCGGACATCCCGGCAGAAGAAATCATTCCAGGCGTTCAGAAACCTCTGTTTGGCCGATACAAGAGCCCAGCCGTAAACCGGGCCGATGTCAACGGAGTGGGCGGCGTGAAGATTACAAACGGTCTGGACGGCGTTATGTCCCAGGCTGTGGAGGCTTACAACCGATTCAATCGGGAGTATGCCAGCGGCGAAAAGCTGACTTTTATCTGTAGAAACTTGCTGGACAGGGATGGGAAAGGGGATATCCAATACCCTGATGGCAAGAAAAATATGTTCATGCTGCTGAAGGGTGTGGGGAATAAGGCCGACCTCATCCAAGAACACACGCCCGACATCCGTTCCGCCGACCTGGAGAAGGGCATCGAGGTCAACAACCGCATGGTGGAGCTGCTGGCGGGCCTCTCCCAGGGCATCCTGACGCCGCCGACGACCTCCTACGCCATGGCCACGGAAATGCGGGCGGCGCTGAGCAACACCTTTTCGGTAATCACAAAATTCCGCCGCCAGTTGGAGAAGGGCACCAATGACCTGCTGGAAGCGGTGGATGCCATCGCAAACCGGAACAACCTTTCCCCAATTGGCCCGTGGAACGTTCAGTATGATTGGTCTACGGCTTATATTGAGCAGCTGAACGAACGATTCAATCAGCTTGTACTTGCCCACGGGTTAGGCGCTGTTGATACAGCAGAAGTTCGATCTTACACCATGGACCAGGACTACGAGGCCGCAAAAGAACGAGTAGAACAAATCGCCGAAGAGATCGGAGCAGAGTACATGGAGGAAGCCGCTGGCTCGCCCTCCGACTGACACTTATCAACATTGCACCTTGACAACCTCATATCGAGATAGCGGAAAAGAAAACCGGGGATTACTCCCCGGCTCTCTGAAATCAGGTTTCCTGGTCTTTCGCGGCTGCGATCTTGTCCAGAAGCTCGGCAATTTCCTCGACGGTGTAGGTTTGCTTTTCCCCGTTGGTAAAAAGTAACCGCAATTCGTAGATCGTGGCCATCTTTGTGTCTTTACGTTCTTTCTCCGTCATTCCTAGTCACCTCCTTCCTTGTCCCGCTCCATTTCATGGTCAATAGCTCGGTTGATAAAAGCGTTGACGGATTCACCCTGAGCGGCGGCGTGGGCTTTGATGGTATCCTTTTTCCCTTTATGGACGCGTAATGGGATTGCATCATACGCTTTATCCTGGTATCGTTTGATGCTTTCATAGCTATTTTTCCCGCCCATCCTTTCACCCCCCAATACTTATTATATACCTGTCACGCCGTGATATCAATATGCAAACCAAACAATTGCATATTGATATCTTTATGTAAAATGTCGATTGCATATTGATGTCATTATGCTATAATAGGTATTGTCAAGGGGGGAAACCCCAAGACAAATAAAGGCAATACCGCACAATGAGGTTTGCCTAAAAATAAGACATCCTCAACTGATAAAATAGCTGAGGATGCCCCATGAACTGTTCATTCAGGCAACACTGAATCAGGCCGCCAGACCAGGTCTGTCCGCC